GGCGCCGCTGCGCTTGCGCCGATTGCTCCCGGGGGCGCGGTCAGGCGGGCCCGGGATGGGGTAAATCTATTCTTCCGATTTGCAAGAGAAAATATCCATAATCGGCGTTTCCACAATTCCAACAAATTGATAATCAACCACCGTTTTACCCATTTCATAGGTAACGGTATCTAACGCCTCTTTGAGCGTACTTGCTTGTGCAAGCACATTAACCATCTGCCGTTTTTCTGTTCCGCTTTTTTCATCAAGCGAGATAAACGCCAGCCGTACACTGTAATATCTATCCCCGGTTTTCGATAAAAACGTTTCAGCGAAATTTCGATGTCGGATTCCAGAAACCTGAAATTCGCCGGATATAAACGGTTTCATTTGCTCTACAATGCGAGCTTCCGCCTCGGTAAACGAGAGCGCGTCCACCAAATAAGGCTCGGTAACGGTTTTTATTAGTCCGTTTTCCGTCGTCTTATCATATCTTACTTTACATTCAAACCAGTTGTGCATAATTCAATAATTTATAATTCATAATTCAATTACTTTCTTCCTTTTTCGGCTCTACGAAGAAGGTCTCGTCCTGCACAACGCTAATCCCGCATTTTGCAAAAAGTTCTACCGTTTCCGGAAGCTCGCGATCGGCGAGGAGCTTGTCTTTAGCCGGCTCTTCGCTTATGCGCACATAGCCCGGCAGGAACTCTTTTAGCAGGTTCGTTACAGCGCCCCAGGTAAAGCCTTTTAAGGTTTTCAATTTCGGGGTACCGGTACGGAAACCGATAACTCCGTGCGTGCTTTCGTAGCTTTTCTTTTTCGCAAAAACCTCGTCGCGATTTTCCATCGCCCAGGCTTGCATTACGTCGAAGGCTTTGTCTTTCGCCTCGCTTAGCTTGCCGATTTCGTCCGCATACTTGTCGCGAATTTCGGTAAATTTTACGTCCATGGTAGCGTTAATTTTCGCCAGCCGGGCATCGGCCGTTGCGTAATCGCTAAAAGCTTGCTCCATTTCTTCGCTCGTTACGCACGTGTGGACGATTTTCTTTTCTCTTTTTGCCATAATCTTTATTTTTTAAGGGTTAAAAGTATTGTTATACAGTATGCTATAGTAATTATCGCGATGGGGATAGCGGGTATCCACAGCGGCGCAAGTACCCAGCACCAAGGCCAGTCGATAGCACCCAGCAATCTCATCGCGACAAATACGGCCGAGAGGCCCAAAAAATACCCCGTTCCGGGTATGTTTTTAAGTGTTTTTGTAATCATATTTTTTTAGTTTTTAATTGTTTATAAAAAAGCGACAAAGATTCTTATACCGAAGTAGGCGGCCGCCGCAAGAAGCCCAACGAGACAAATACGCGTGTTGGCCGGATCGCTTAACAGGCGATCAAATAAGACGTACAACAAAGTTTTCATATCCGAAATCCCTCCACAAATTTGGCCGTATCGACCCCACCGCTGTGGCACCCGTACGGTTTTCTGTAAGTCTTTATAGCTATCTTCGCCTCGATAGCATGCAGTTCCCGCACCACCTCTCCGAAATCGGGGGAAAAGGCGGAAAGCTTAAGCAGCTTGCTCCGCAAGGCGTCGGCCCGAGCGTTAAGCTCCTTTAGTTCTTTTCTTTCTTCCATTAGTTTAAGGACTTTATTTCGTTTATCTTTTCGTTTGCTGCCTCCCAGCCCCGGCGCACGGTCTTAGCCTTTTTGCTAAACCCGGAGTAGATTGCGCGGAGGTCTTCGAGCCCGATTCGGTTAAAGCTGCTCGCCTGTGCCGCCCGGCAGGCCGTACCCTTTACCAAATCCATATCAGCATTAGTCCCTACCGCGTTAAAATAGTCGAACAGCGCCGCGATTACCCGCTTGCGCCATGTGTCCAGTTCTGCGGCCTTGGGGTTGCTTAGCTTATCCAGCGCGTTGCACGCCTCGAGAAGCTCGTATGCGCTCAACTCCTTTGTACTCGTTACCCCATATCCGGCGAGGATCGCTTCCTTGCCGCTTTGCCCGATACCCGCCTTCCCCAACAGGGTGTGAAACTTTTTAATAAGCTGCTTTTGCTGTCTGTCTAATAGTGTTGTTGCCATGTCTGTGTTATTTAGTTCGTTAATTTTCTAATTCCGAATAATGGGGGGGGGCAAACATATCATCCGAAACGCAATATCCCCGCCCAATAAGCTCCGTAAGCCATCGCTGCTCGATGGGCGACACTTCCACCGCCCGCTTAACCACCCACCGCTCGCGGGTGCTAAGGGTATTGCCCTTTTTTCGCAAATTGTAATGCAGCTTATAAAGCCGCCGTTTTTGTTGCGTTACCATTTCTGTGTGTTTTCGTGTGTTTGTTTTTTTAACTGCGCTATTTCATTTTCGAGCAAAGACAAATTGTGTTCTTTTTCTTTTAGCTTAGCCCTTGCCTTAGCTAATACCTCGTCTGTATTTTCGTCAAAGAACATATTGTTCCGGCCCTCGTAATTTATATACTGCTCAATTGCATTTTTCACTTTTGTAACTTGCGCCTTTGCAGACACATACTTGCTTAATAGAGTGTTATATCCTAACTCCAAGCCACTTTTTTTGTCGTAAAAATAAAAACAGCTTGAAATGTGCTCTCGGGGATATTTACATTGCCAGTAAGCTATTCGCCACCTGATAACCCAGTGATACTTCTCATAAATTTCGCGAGGCAAATCGTACCTATGAAGCACTTCCGCTGTTTTTCCTCTTTTTTCGATAGAAATGTAGACATATCGAATAACACCCATCTCTCTCTCAATTTTTGCCTCCAATTTTAAAGCATCCAAGTCGCTTTTTGTTACCATATCCGTGTGTGTTTATTTTAATCCAAAACCTCCCAGCCTTCATCGAAACAGGCGCTCGATCGGTCGCCCCAAAATATGCCCGCATATATGGAGTACCCGTCCTCCGTATATATCATATCGCCCTTTTCATTAGAGCTAATCCACTCCCCGGCTTGAAATAGTCTGTGTTTTACTCTTTTGCCGTTCATCATTGCAAATTGCGCCTCTATTCTTCTCATAGTGTGTTTATTTATAATCCCAATAATCAGCTGCCCCTTTCTCCCATATCACAAACTCCCTGCCCCCACCGTATCGACTCTGTGGGAATGCCTTGTAACCTTCTACATAGATTTTTACAAAAGCATCGTACTTGACCGATTTACCCACATTACCGCGCGGCTCGCGTCCCTCTGCATGGGAGATAAAAATAAAGAGCTTGCCGCGAAATTTGTCGCGTAACTGCCTGTATTGGGTATAGGATAATCCGGTATACTGCAAACTGTCTATTATTATAATTTTGGGGCTGTTGGGCTTCGCAAGTCGCTCCTCCAGTTTGTCGATAGGTTCTTTGTCGAGAAGAACAAATCGTCCTTGTATTCCAACCTCCAGAATGGCGTCTTTCATCGACTTACTCAGCCCCTCCTCAAGCGAATTATAAGCCACCCGTCCGAATTGAGTTAGGTACTTCGCCAGCTGCAGGGCAAAGCGCGTTTTGCCGTTTGCCGATCCTCCCCAAACAATCCATGTCCCGGTCAGCTCCGGTGTTCCGATCGCTTCTTTCCATTCGCCCTCAAAACCGAGTTCAACCGGCTTGTAACTCCGAATTTCATTAACGGTTAACGCTCTTTTAATCCGCATTTAAACTTTGTTTAATCGTTCACTTTTTTGCTTGCTATATGGGCATGCACCATTCTTTTTACGCGCCGAAGATCGCCCTCGCTGTCGCGTATTATCGTGTCGATAACGCGGCTCTCCGTTACTCCGTTATCCTCGCATACGGCAGCAATATCCGCGGCGCCTACGCCTTTAAGCTCGATACATTTTCGGCCGATACGGCTCCATATCTCGTTGTAACCTTTTTTATTTAGCTTTATACCTCGCTTGAGCCTCTTTTCGAGGTGGTTAGTAGCTGTAAGAATAATGCCGCACTTGTCCTCGAGCTGGTTGTACATCGTAATAAAAAAGTAAAGCACCTGATCGCTCAATTTGTCCGCCTCGTCGAGGATCAATAGCGGCCGGTCTTTCTTTTTTAAGAAGCGCATAGCCTCGTACATCATCTCGCCAACAGTATATCCGATATAGTCTTTTCCTATGGCCGCCAATAGCTCTGAAAGGAATAGCTTGCGGTTCCAGTACTCGTTGCAGCAAAGCAGGTAAACGTGTTTGTTTTTCTCCGAGAAATGCCGCATTGTAAAGGTTTTGCCACTTCCGGCATTGCCTGTAATAGCCATAACAAGGCTGTTCTCTTTCGCATCGACCAACAGGCGGGTAATAATGCGAAAATCCCGTGTTTCAACCGCTGCCCAGCGATCTGCCTTGTAGTCGATTTGGCTTGCCACGTTGCGCCACATTTCGTCTTTTATCAACTCCCAGTTGCCGTTAAGCATTTGGCTTACTGTTGCGGAACTTACACCTTTGAGCGAAGCAGCCGCGCGATTTTGGCTATCGTAGCGTTCGCAGTAATTCCGCAATCGCTCTACAATCTGTTGTTTTTGAATTTCGTTCATATCCGTGTGTTTTATAATTAATATTAATACATTCCGAAAATATCATCGTCCCCGTCGTCCTCTCCTACGACCGGAACGGGAGTAATACTTTTTTGCTTGATTGCTTTTTTGTAATTCTTATGCTGCCCCTCACTGTCGGTTATCATCAGCTTTCTGTAAGTGTCGAGCTGTAGGTTCCGGTCGAACAACTCCCGCACGGTCGCTTGTGCACCCGATACGGAAGCCGCGACTTTCTCCTCCAGTTGCCGGTTAAACTCGCGCACGCGCTGTAACTGCTCACTATCCCCCTCCTTACGGTCTTTAAGGGCCATGGGCTGTATGTACTTTTCTTCAAGAATATACTGCAGACTTTCGTCCTCACTCACTGCCAGCACTTTTCGCAGATCGTTCGGGTCGTACCGAACTTCCCAATGCGTGGAGTAGTGGTCGCGGAAGGTAATGTCAAAGCAATCGTAATCGCGTTTTTGCCCCAATATTGTGGGGTGTAGGCCACTGCTTTGCAGTAATATTCTGCGTCCGGTGCTCTCTCCGAAATGGAGCAGGTATTTTTCAGGGGAAAGGGGCAGGCGGTCGGCCTCTTCGGTTCTTGCCCACAGTTCCATGTATGCTGCTTGCTTGCTTTCGCGCTCCAGGCGTATCATTTCGGCAACCTGCGCACATACGCCCTCGAAATCCGGCAACTGCTTTTTAATACTGTTCAAAAAGTCGCTGTTAGCCTGTTTCTCCTTGTCTGACGTAATGCCGAAACCCGACCAGTTCGGCTGCATTTGGCAATAGGTTTTATTCAAGTGTAAGAAGTAGGGTTCAATTACTTTTGCTTTTGCATTTTTCACCTTGGCTGGGGTTACCTTATCCCCCATCAAGGAGTAATACGGAAGCATCTGCTTCATCGCATAATGGTCGGATTGTATTTGGTGTGCCCGGTACATTCGTCCGAACAGCTCCTCCGTGTGCTGCGCGGCGTTGCGCAGAGCGGCCTTTATCAAGTTTGCGCTTTCGTTGGTTCCCACCGCAAAGCCGAGGGGATATTTTACGCACGGGTCAAGGACTACTACCACCGTAGGTCGGTTGCTGTAAGTTGTTACGCTGTGTCCCGATTTACGCATCTGCCTTTCCTGGTAGAGCAGCTCCACATCCCAACCGTCAAGGGTAAGATAGTAAAGCGGGCGGGTCGGTGCCGAGCGTTTTACCTGCATCGTTTTTGTGTTTCGGAATGCGGAAACTCCCCGGCGGCGTGCATAGGTGTCGGTCTCGAATTTTTCCCTGTAAGCTGCCACAATACCGCGAGACACGGGCTTCCATCCCATCGGCTCGGCCATCATGTTATACATCCGTGCCACCTGCATATTGTCCATATTTCGCGGATCGGATATAAGTACTTTCAGTACGCTTTCTTTCTCCTCGTTATCCACCGGCGAGGCATTTACATTTTGGTAATTTTTATGTATCAAGCTCTCGTAGCCCTCTTTTTTGTATCGCTTGTATCTATCTTCCAGTCGCCGTTCGTTTGCCGGCAACGAGTGAGGATATTTTGTCCGGTCAAGCTCCTGTACCCCCTCGGATATTTCCAACCATTTACGGGTTGCTCTCCCCCCTTTTGCCCGTTTATTTGCTTTTTTATCTATTATTAAGCGATGGATAGCCTCCAAGATAATAGCATTGGCGTAGTATTCGCGCTGCACTTCCGGCTTCAATTTCCGGCCGTCGTCCAGTCGGTAATCCTCAAAGAATGTTGTTGCCTCCGCACTGTGCTCCACACGAATTTCAAGCTGCTTTACTCGCACTTTTTCGTAGGGGCTACAGCCTAAAACGTTTACAATCTCACGCTTAAACCGATCCGGCATGCTGTCGTATGCCACTAAGGCGGAGGTGCCGCGACAACCGCGCCGTACCACTTGTATCTTGTGTCGCCGTTGCAAAGCCTCGTAGTTGCTCTCGGTCATAATACCGTTACCGATCAGCCCTCTTGCCTCCACCGTTAGTATATTGTTGTAATATTGCACCATAGCGCTTGTTTTTTTTATTGGTTCCCGGGGCAACAGCCAAGTCACTCCGGGCGGCCGTTACTCTCCGGCCTGTCGCGGCTCTTTCGCCGTTGTCATTGCATTTTTTTGATTAACTTTGTCGCTGTCAAACTTTAAAAATCAAACAAAAAATGGAAAATGAAATTGTTAACTTATTAAAGGACTTGCTCGCAAGGCAAGTTGTGCTCTACAAAAAGCTGGATAGCATCGAGAGAAAATTAAATGGTTCTACACGCTTTGCAGATATTCAATCATACGCCGATGAGCTTACCCGCGAGTCATCCAAGATTAAAAATTAATCATGTAATCGCTATAAAAATCTGCTCCAAAATTCAGTGGCATGTAAAGCGTTTTTCTGTAAAATAGAATGCCGAGAAATCGGTATTCTATTACCACGCGGCTAACTTTCATTTCTTTTTTGCTCTTGTCTGCATCGGAATAGGAAACCATCCCAACGGGAATAATTTTTTTTGTAATCATAATACGTTAATTTTAGTTATTGCTTTTTCTTTTATCGCTTTCCTGTTATTTATTTGGTTATTAAATTGCCCTATATTCTTTTCCGCCGTTCTTCAGTGCTGTTTCTCGTATCCTAAGCGCGAGCGGAGTGCTGCTTTTCCCGTTCAGCGCGGCTCTTACTGTCGGGTAGGTACACCCGTGTATCCGCATTATCTTTTTTCGAACAGAGTACCCTACTTTTATTTCCGTTTTTTCCATAAAAAAATTGTTACTAACTTTATAGCGTTTTTCAAATTGAAACACTTTGCAAAGATAGTACACAAATTGAAAACGACAAAACTTTTACGCAGTATTTTTTCACAAAACGAAAACTTTATGGATAAGAGGCTGATTTTGAGCAGAATTAAGCAGGCGCATAAATTTAAAACCGATACAGAATTGTCTAATTTTCTCGGCATTAGTAAATCTACGCTATCTAATTGGCGAGTGAGGAATAGTGTCGATTATGATTTATTGTTTTCAAAATGTGAAGACTTGAATCTGAATTGGCTTTTAACCGGCAGGGGTGAAATGCTTAAATCAGAAGAAAAAACAGGGGGTAGTATTGGGGTAGTACCCCACACGCCTCAAAAAACGCCGGAAAGTGCCCCATACGATATTAAAGCCTTTACAGACCTTATATCCGGCTTTACGAGACAAATTGGAGACCTCCACGAACAACTCGGAACACAGATTAACGAAAACAGGCACCTCCACGAAATAAACATGCAACAAGCTACCCGCATCACCGAATTGGCGCAGGAAATTGAAAATCTCGAAGAGAAGGTTCAAACGCTTAAAAAAGAAAGTGAATCGATCGAACGCATACAGAGTACTGCTTATCTCTATGCCGCAGAACCTGCGCCAGCCTCCTTCGTGAAAAAGCAAAAAAAAACCGGGGGTATCCCCGATTTTCACCCCTCTCCAAGCAACCCGAAGTGCCGAAAGATTAGATAAACAGCACACAGGCAAGCACTTTTCAAATTATAAAAACACGCAACCTTCTCAATTACAGTGATTAATACCACTTAAAGCCCCTATGCATTATATATTTATGGGGTCATCATTACCCATATTTTAACTATATTTTAACCAAATTATATCACATAAGCCCTCAAAAGACCTTTGTTTTTTACGTTATTTTGCCCGCCCATTTGTCAACCCAATTGCCTACCCATTAGCCTTTCACCTCTCATTTTACCACTTCGCCGCAAGGCATAAAAAAAGCCCCATTTTCGGGGCGTTTTTTAAGGGTGTTATTGGGAGCGTTTTGCCTTTTAACCGCTTATAGGGCTGTTTTACGGCATTTTTGGAGAGAATTAAAGAAGGTATGGGCTTATATTAAAGCAGCATTCAAGTAATCGTCTTTTTTTATCCGGAAAATTAAAGATAAACTCAAGCAAATGTACAAAGTGTTTTTTAGCGCTTTTTTGTATGTTGCTACATATCAACATTTTGCATTTTTTTATTTTGTACTTTTTGTTTTTACCCCCTTA